GTCCAGGGCCCGGACGGTAGAAATCGTGGCCTCGGCGTTGGCGGGAATGGTGACGAGCGAGAGCTCCACCCATTCCCACTCCTTGAACCGGACGCCGCCGGTTTTCAGTCGCTCGACGGCCCCCTCGATCGCCCGAAAGCCGATCGAGACGGCACCGACGAGCCGGTATTTCAAACTGTGAATCGCCTCATCGACGCGGTCCTTGAGCCGGCCCGCTTCCTTGACGTGCGGAAGAACCGCGCGAAACGGAATCCCCGCCGCCGTCGGCTGCGCGAATTCCACATGGCCCACCGGCTGCGTCGCATCGTGCTGCCACAGCAACGGCATCGGCAGCGCGAAGCGCGCGCCCAACGGTTCGACCACGTCGCCCAGGCGGTCCGGTGTCGGCGTGGACGCCATGCCCGAAATGGTCGTGCTGTTCGCATCGCTCGCAAGGGACTTGACCTCGATCAGTGAGTAAGCGCGTTCCATCGGCATCACCCCACGACGAAGACCTGAAACTTGCGCTCGCCCTGCGTGGATGCGGCCTGCCCCAACGCCATCGCGAGCGCCACGGCGCCGTCAATGCGCCCGGTCGCCTTCGACTTGTCGAGCTTGCGGTTCCCGGCCGCGTCGCGCGTCACCACGGCGTTTGCAACGCACATCGTCAGCACCGGATGGCCGCCGTGGCGGATGTTCTCGTCGAGCAGCTCGTGCTCGAGCACGTCGAGCGCCGGTGTCATGTCGCGGAATCCTTGCCCGTGCTCGATGAGCGGCAGCGTCGCGCCGAGCCGGCTCAGTTCCGCCTGCAATAACTTGATGTGCCAGCGGTCGAAGGCGATTCCCTTGATCGGGTAGCGATCGCACAGGTCGACCAGGTACTGCGCGACGTAGCCGTAGTCCACCGAGGCGCCGGGCGTGAGCGTCAGGTGCCCCTGCCGCGCCCAGACGTCATACGGGACGCGGTCGCGATGCGCCCGCTCATGCACGCCCTTCTCCGGCGCGAAGAATTCCGACCGGACGTGCCAGGCGCCGCTCGATCCCTGGCCGACGATCACGCATGCGGTCAAGTCGGCCTTCTCGGACAGATCGAGCCCGATCCACGCACCCCCTTCGAAGGCCCGCTCTTCGACGGCGCCGGCGCACGAGTCCCATACCGCTCGGGTAATGAATGGGTGGGAGACGTTCACCCTCTGGTTTAACACCAGATTCCGGTATGCAGCCTCGCGCGCCGGCATCCTTTGCGCGCTCGCCGCCTGGTCGAGCACCTCCTCGCGATTGAGGAAGTCCCCGAACGCCGGGTTGGCGAGCTTGATGGTGTCCTCGGCGAACGGATCCAAGGACTCCGGCGCCGTGTAGAGCCACAGTTTCACTTTCGGATCGGCGCCGGTCTTGGCATCGTCGATCAGCACCGAGAGCAGATCCGCATCGGTCGGCGCCTGCGTCGAGATGACGATCGAGAGCGGATGCTCCTGCGCGCCCGCGGCCGTCTCGAGCGCCTCGTACAATTCCGAGCGCGGCCCTTTGACCTGGCCGAGCTCGTCGTGAACCACGAACACCGGCGACAGACCGTAGGCGGTGGAGGCATCGGCCGACAGCGCCCGGTACAGCGTGCCGAGCTCGGCGCAGTAGAGTTGCTTCGCGGTGTCGCGCACCGACACGTACTGCCGCAGATCCGGCGACAGGCGCACCATCTTCATCGCGAGGTTGAACAGCAGCGACGCCTGGTCCCGGCTCTGCGCGGCGCTGAATAGCTGCGAATTCGGCCGCGCCTCCGGCCCGCACAAGTGCAGCAGCAGCAGGAACGCCGACGTCGTGGTCTTCGAGTTCTTCCGACCGAAGCTGACGATCGCCCGGCGGGTCGGCGTGTCGTAAATGCCGCAGATCAGCTCCCGCTGCCACGGACGCAGCACCACCGCCTCACCGACGAACTTGCCCTCCGGAATCCGGCAATACGCCTCGATCCAGTCGCAGTTCGCCTGGCCTCGAGTGGGAATTACGCGCTGCGCCGGCCTTCCCACGGTCTTCCCCCGTCAGCATTGCGATCGCGCGTCGATGCTTTCTGCGTGTCGTACCGGCTCTGCTGCGCGAGCCGCATCTTCGTCGCGAGCGTCGCCAGTTCACTGCTGGCGGCCGTGATCATCTTGCGGATGCGCTCGTACTGAGCCAGGCCTTTCTCACTGCCGAGCCGTCGCTCATACCGACGCAACGCCGCCGACATCACGTCGTGTTGCACCGATGCCCGGCAATACGCCTTGAGCAAAATGGCGCTGTCCTCCTTCCACCACTCGGCAGGCTTCGTCGCCACCACCGCACGCCAGTAGGCGGCCTCGGCGTCGGTCAGATCGGCCGGCGGATCCGGCAGGCGGCCAAGCGCCTTGGTGGCCACCACCGCCAGTTCCGCCACACTTTTCCGCCCGCGCTCTTCCATGCCCGTCCCTACGAATTAGGAAAATTCGACTGCGCGACGCTGTCCGGCCGAGCGTGGAAAAGTCTCATTGACCCCCCGCCGCGGCCGTCCCGCCGTTCACGGGCCATCCATCGACACCGATCGCGTGCGATCTGTCGCGCTGTCCGAGGTCGCGTCGCGTCTTTGCGTCGTGACAGTCGCGGCACAGACTCTGCAGGTTGCTCGCATCGTCCTTGCCGCCTTTGTGCAGCGGGATGACGTGATCCACTTCGACCGCCGCAGTGAAGTAGCCCTCGAGCTTGCAGGCCACGCACAGCGGGTGAGCACGCAGCCAGCGCGCCCGACGTGCGACGCCACGTCGCCCACTGAGTCGGTTAGCTGAGCGTGCTATGGCCCGGCTCATCGTCCTGCGTCTCGAGGTGGTCCAGCATCGATGTCAGGTTCACGCACAGGTCCGTCAGTTGGTCCGTCAACAGGGACAGGTGGACTGTCTGTGCTTCCACTGCTTTCGCGAGGGCGGCGAGCGCGGCGACTAACGCGAGCGAGGAATTCTCTGGCGCGCTTTCTGGCCTTTTCGCATCCGGTGCAGGGCATAGCGGATCCTCACCCATGCTTGCCCATGCTTGCGCACAAGTCAGCCGGAAAGTACGCAGCGGGCGAGCAGCAGGTCGGATCGCGGCTTGCGAGTGAGCGTGACGTCCTCACGGCGCACACCCCAGTACTCGGCTGGCACGTCCGTACCCTGCGATTGCGTCGTCACTGGCTCACGTCCGACGCATTCGACCGGCACGCCAATCGTGCCGACGTCGCGGCCTACGCGGATGCCGTCGCGTGACGGCAGCGAATCCCACACGGTCGAGCCAATGGTGACGGCCGTTGGCGGCTTGGGCGTTGGCGGCGTGGTGCAGCCGAGTTGTTGCGTCGCCGATCCGGATGGCAGGACGACCGTCCACGAGACGACGTTGGACATATCCGAGTCGAGGAACGGACTCACGCTGCTCGTGGCTTTGACGCCCGCGTAGCGCACGCCGGCCGGCAACCCGGTGAGCAGGTAGCTCGTCTTGGCCGGCTCGATCACGATCGGAGGCGCGTTGAGGACTTCGTTCGCCAGGGGCGCATGAAAGACCTTGTTACCCTTGAGGCTGACGGCGGTTCCGTTGGTATTTTGGGTGGGATTGACCCAGTTCAGCAGCGCCGATTCGGTGTTCGCGCTGCAGGTCAGCGTCAGCGTCATCTGCGAGGAGTTGACCTCGACCGGACGCGAGCCGCTGGCCGCGGCGGTGCCGCTCCACGAGCCCGACATGGTGCAGGCGCTCGCGTTGGTCGCGCTCCACGAGACGTTGCTGGTGTAGGGGCAGGTTCCCGTCGTCGGCGAGGCATTCAGCGTGACGACGATCTGCGTTGCCTGCGGCGTGACGGTGAGAACGCCGGCACAGGCGGATATCGGCAAGGCGAGAATCGCGGCAACGATCAGACGCCAGGCATTCATTCCGGTTTCCCCTTCCCGCAGTCGCGGCGAAAGTGAACATGGGCGCTTGCGAAAAGCTAGGAACTACGTCCGACTGCGCGTCGGTCCCTGTCGTGGCCGGTAGCCATTGCCGCGGTGTGCCGATTGACCTCGGCAGCGGTTACACAGGCCGCACGGCGTCTCGAACGTGCAGGATTTCCACTTGTCGCGGTTCTGCTTCAGCGTCCGCAGTTGGTTCTCGGAGCATTTCCACTGTGAACTCGGTCGCTTGGCAATCTCTCGCAGTTTTTCCGTCACGATCGCCTGACGCTGCGTCCGGGTAAGCGCGGCAAATTTGGCGATCGGCGCGTCGGTGATATCGGCGACCCATGCCTCCTGATCCTTTTCGTCGAACCATCTGCAGTGCTCACGGATCACGGCTTCCCGCTCCGCGCCGTAGAGCTCCCGGCTGCCGCTGCGGACCCTCGGAATGATTTCCTTCGGCGTTGCCTGGAGCACCGCCGCGAGCCGTTTGGCCGTGACCGCCATCAGGCAAACACGAGGAAGGCCAGCATGATCGCGGAGCCGACCACGGAGATCGCCACGACGATCGCCTCGATAAATCGCTGAGTGTCCGGGTCCATCGTCGCCCTCCTCACGGGTGCTTGTCCGCATGCCGCTGGCAGGCATCGCGCGCCGCGTCCGGCGTGCGGTAGCTGCCGACCAGGTCGGCCATGTACGGCCGTTCTCTCCGGCGCCAGACGAGAAACACTTCGCCCCGCTTGCCGAGCTCGCTGCGGCAGATCGTGTACCGCTTGCAGGTGCTCTCGATCACGTCGGCGATCTTCTCGCCGGTCTTCGTTGAGACGGCTGCCGTCCAGGCTTCGCGAGATCGGAGGTCGAGGCTCATGAGGTGAGCCTCTGGGTTGCTAACGCGAGTTCCGCCTTGAGCTTCCGGCTCCGGCTCTCGGAATCGGTCTTTAGACCGTCCGACTCTGAGCGCGCGGTCTTGGCCAGTGAGTTATCCACAGCCTCGCGCGCGCGCGCGTAAGATCCTTCCATTCCTTCCGATCCTTCCGATCCCTCACGAGCTTTCGGCGGACGCTCGTCGATCTTTCGTCGATCCTTCGACGAAGACGGGTAACGGGACTTTCGTGGACGGTCGATTGACTGGTGATCCGACCATGTCGGGAGCTCGTAGAGCTCGCCGTGTTCGCCGCCGTCATAGGTGACCGCGAGCCGCTGCGTCACGATCTCGTCGAGCCAGCCGCGAACGTTCGACGAGGTGCAGTCGTCGCCGCCGAAGATCGCCGCCTTGAGCCGGCGCGGGTCGGCGCTTCCGCGGCCCTCGTCGTCGGCCTGGGTGATCAGCCCGACGAACAGCAGCCTAGCGCACGTCGACAGGTTCATCACCTGCGGCGACATCCAGAGTTCGGGTTTCAGGGTGCGGATTCTGGCCACGGCTATTCAAACAGCGTGATCTGAGACGGATCGACACGGGCTTTCTGAAGCATGATCTTCATCAGCGCATCCGCCTCCCGACTAGCCTCCTCATTCGTTCGGATCAGCAGTCGCATCTCGTCGCCGCAATTCGGCCGCAGGATCTGCGTCGCAAACCGTTCAGCGTCCACGCGAGGCAAAAGAAAGCCGCGGCTCGTCTTCAACTTGTTCTCGATTACTTGGTAGCGGCCTGACTGCCACATTCGACGCAGCAACGTCGTTGCGAAGCGATACAACTCGTCGTAGTTGCCGATCAGGTATTCGACGCTGTTGCGTTGGATGCCGCTCGGGACGTAGGCAGGGCGGCTCGGCGAGGACTTCTCCTCAACTTCGATCCACATATTCCCGGTAGTGGCGAGCTTGTCGTCGAACTTGATCTCAATGCCAGCCTTGTTCTCTCCCAGACGATGCTGGAACAGTTTGCTACCGTATCCAACGGTCATCAGTCCGTGACGCGCCAAGATCTCATAGACGAAGTCCTGAAAGACCAACCCGACTTCAAGCTGTTTCTTGTAGTAGTCGGTCGGCATTGGCCTCGTTCCCCCAAACGTCCCAACCGGGAGGCGCATCGCCACGCCGGAACAATTCCACGCGGTCATTCCTCTCGGCCGGCGGGGTGTAGAGCGCATCTATGATTTGGCGAAACTCCTCCGGCTTCTCCGAGTGGCGGTCAGACCTTTCGATGACTTGCACGCTGTCGAACAACGTTGCGTTGTCCGGCACGCAACTGCCGCGCGTCGCCACTAATAGCAGTTCGTGCCTGACGCTGTTGTAGTGGCCGAAGTTGTGCTTGACCTTGTCCCAGACGAAGGATGTTTTGTACTCGAAACCCCACGCGGCGATGATCTGCAGCGCGTCGTCGATCAGCGGAGACGTCGCCCACAAGAACAGCACCGCATTCGGCCCGGCAAGATCACCAACGAAGCGGCCGGAGGCATCACGAAGGCCGCAAAGCTCCTCGAGCGACAGCGTTGGATAGTGGTGCTCGGCTGCACCATAGCCTTCGATCAACTCATCCCGATACCGCCACGGCGGATCGGCGTAGATCACTCGGTACTTGTTCGCGGGCAGGTGCGCGATCTTCGCCGGAGCCTTTAGCGATCGGACCCTCTGCCGCACGTCGCGGACGGTCAGTCCGTCGCGCTCGGCCTCGTGCAGAACTTCGTCCTGCTGCTCCGGCGGCAGGCTGGCGACTTCGGCGTGGATGGAATACGAAACAACTTGCCGACGTCGGCAAGTTTCAATTCGGCCGGCAACATACTTTGCGCCTTGTAGAGTGCTGAGAGCCGAGTCCGTCTCATCGAGCGCCTGGCTGTAGGCCTTGCCGTAGCTGCGCTCACCGTAGTTGAGCCAGTCGCCGATCCACCAGAGTGTCGCCTTCTCGATGCGCTTCAGGTGCGTGCCGATCTCGGACCACTGCTCGAACGTGACGCCGTCCTGCAAAGTAAGGCCGGTCTCAGTGACCGTCGCGACTGATGGATCAAAGAGCACGAGCTGCGTCACTTCCGCCCGCCTTTGCCGGTCGCGCCGGCGTCGGCTCCGTCATCTTCCGTGCTGAATCCGGGTAACTCCGGCTGCAGTCCGTTTGCAGTCATGCGGCGCTGTGCAATCTTGAATGCATGAGCTTTCCGCTTCGCCCAGTCCTGCAGGATCTCGCGCGCGATCGCCGCCTTGTCGCTGTGGAAGGCGGTTGCTTCCGCCTCGAGCCAGATGTCGATCGACTCCGTGATGCCGAGGCGGAAGTCCTTGAGCGGGAGGCTCATGCGGCTTCGATGTCCGCCATGAGCTTGTCGATCGAGATGCCGGTTTCCAGGGAGATGCGCTTCAGCATCCCGGCACTCGGAAAGTGCTTGCCATTCAACCAACCCCACACGGTCGGCTGTTTCACGCCGAGCCGTTCTGCGAATGCCTGTTGCGGGGTGTCGGTAACTCGAAGGTAGTCACGGAGGACTTTCATGGAGCCGAGTATAGGCATTTCCTTTATACGGTCAACAGGCCGAACCTATACCTTGCTGCGTCAGACTGACGGCATGCCGCGGGCCATCAATTCACCAATCTGGTTGAGGATCGAGGAGGCGATGCGCGACTCTTCCCATTCGCCGAGTCAGGTGGCCGTGGCGAAGCTACTGGGGATCAAGCAGCCATCGGTTTCGGAATGGGCGCGTGGACTTGGTCGGCCGACGACCAAGAATCTCGAGGCGCTTGCCATCAAGACCGGGTTCTCTATGGAATACCTGCGCACAGGACGGGGACCGAAGAGAGTTCCGGCCGTGAGCCGGGAGGACGAGCTGTTGCGCGAATTGCTCGCGATCTGGGAGCGATTGAGCGCGGAGTCTCGCTCGGCGTTATTGCAACACGCGAAGCTGCTGCGCACGATTCAGACGACGGCCGATCCGACTCGCATCAGGGAGGTACACGATGAACTCCGGCAAGCTAACATTCGATTTCGCAGGGAAAAGCACGGTCCTGATGACTAGCGTACTGCTGGTCACGGCATGTGCAACTCCCGAGTCACGGGAGGCGGATCGCCTTGCGATGGAGCGATATCAAGCGACGATCCCGACGTGCTCGACCGACAAGGAATGCCAGGCTAAATGGTCGGCGGCACGGCGCGGGTACTGGATAACTGCAGCTTCAAGCTGCAGCACATCACGGACGACTACATGGAAACGTACAGCAGCGGGGACTATGCCTCGACCGGCCTGTGGTGCCGAGTGACCAAGTCGCCGATCAGTGAAACCGCCTATCGAATCGAGCTCGAGGCGGGTGTCAATAACGCCTTTTCGTCTTCTGACGCGCAGCGCGCCAAGACCAAATTCAACGACTTCGTAACCGCCTCCTGGTCGGCTCCTTAATAGGCGCGCGGCTGCCGGACTGAGTGCCGGCTGCGTAAAAATATAGATAACGCCTATTGACATCATGCATAGGCGTTTCCTATAGTCTCGCCCGCCAGCCGGATGCTCCGGCGCGGGAGACAGACCGAATGCAAGCCACTGAATCCACCCTCTACTCGATCCTCGTCGAGTCGCTCGTCGACACCGGACGCGGCGCCTTCGTCACGCAGATCGAGGCTGCCGACGCCTTCTCCGCCGCTCGTGCGGCCGAGCGTCTCGGCTACCGCGTCGTCGCCGTTCGCCTGGCGGTCGCATGAGCGCCGACTGCACGAGTCAGGCGCAGGCCGTCGCCGATGAGTTGGCCTCGCAGCTTCCGCAGGCCCCGTCAGAAGCGATCATTGCCCGCACCCTGCGCGTCGCCTATCTGCGCGGGTTCGTTGCGGCGCTCGAGGCCGACCGCGAGCAGCGCCGGCGCGTCATCGAGGCCCGCGAGGTGCAGCCGTGACCTCCCTCGACACCGTGGCCCTCTTTGACCTCGCCGGGACGCTGCTGCAGGCCGGCGGCGTGACCGTGCTCCTGGTGGCGCTGCTGAAGCTCGGCCGATTGTCGTGATGAACGACGCCAAACTGCAGTTGATCTGGGTCGGCCTGATCGTGCTCGGCTTCATGCTGCCGCTGATCGCCGGCGCGATCTGGGTCGAGGTACTCGCGCCCAAGTCGCGCGAGTGGATTCGCCGCCTGCACTCCATCGAGCGCGGGAAACGCCATCAGGCTGCCAATCACTCCCGTCCCGCCCGGGACGACGTCCACTAAGGGAACTCACTGCATGAATGCCATCACGAAAGCCAATCCCGGCCGGGAATTCGGCCACCAGTTGATCGAGATGAAGGGCCAACTTGCCCAAGCGTTGCCGAGCGGCATCGCGCCGGATCGCTTTATCCGGATCACGTTGACCGCGATTCAGTTGCAGCCGGAGCTCCTCGAGTGCGAGCGCAAGTCGCTGCTGCTGTCGTGCCTGCGGGCCGCGAACGACGGACTCATGCCGGACGGCCGCGAGGGGACGTTCGTGGTGTTCCGCGATCGCAAGCGCAACAGCAAGACTGCCACCTGGCTACCGATGTACGCCGGGCTGCTGAAGAAAGTCCGCAACACCGGCGAACTGCTCTCGATCAGCGCGAATGTCGTGCATGAGCGCGATGCGTTCGACTACGAGCTCGGCGATAACGAGCGGATCGATCACAAACCCTCGGTCGGCGACCGTGGCAAACCGATCGCGGCCTACGCAATCGCCCGGCTGCGAGATGGCGGCATCGAGCGCGAGGTGATGCCGTGGTCGGACGTGATGAAGGTCCGCGACGTGAGCCGCGCGAAGGGCGAGGGGACGCCATGGGAGACGTGGGAAACCGAGATGGCGCGCAAGACGGTGATCCGCCGGCTCTACAAGCGCCTGCCCTCCTCGACCGAGATGGACCGCTATCTCGGCGCCACGCCGGTGGTGGAGCGGGAGATCGCGCCGACCATCGCGGACCAGCTACGGACCGCGCGCCTGCCGGACGCGGAGAGCTACGAGTCCACCGCATTCCATCATGCGGCCGATGCGCAACTGGCGATCAGTGAGGCCGAGGATCCCGAGACGGTGCAGCGGATCTACGCGGTCGTCGCGAACGAGCTCGCCGGCCTCGAGGCCGAGATGCCGGAGAGCCTGACGCGGGCCCGCGACGAGAAACTGGCCGCGCTGGCGAAGTCATGAGCAAGCAGCTCTACCCCGCCATCCGCCGTGTGATCGACTTGCTCCACCTCACGCGGCAGGGAGCGCGCCTGGTGCGTGCCGAGCGGTGGGAACTCACCCAGGACAATAGCTGGTTCACGTATCGCGTGATCCTGCCATCCGGCGACTGGCATCCGGTCTCCGAGCGGATCGCGATTGCGGCGGAGCGGCGCGGACTCGTGACGGTGGAGCGGATCGAGCAGGGCGAAGTTGGGGAGGCGTGATGAGTGAACTGTCATCGCGCGGGTTGCGGCCCGTCGCCGAGCTCGGAGCTGAGCGTCCGCACGGAACGCGCCTGCGCTACATCAGCGGCTGCAAGTGCTTCCACTGTCGCCGTGCGAACAGCGACTACGAGCGCGAGCGCAAGGCGGCGCGGGAGAATGGCGACTGGAATGGCATCGTCCCGGCCGACCAGGCGCGCGACCACCTCAAGAGCCTGAGCCGCGCAGGAGTCGGGAAGCGCGCGGTCGCCGCCTCGAGCGATATCTGCATGACCGTGCTGCAGGACATCCGCACGGGCAAGAAGCGACAGATCCGGGCGCGCACGGCACGGAAGATCCTGGCCGTCACGCCGGCGATGGTCTCCGATGGCGCCCTGGTCAAGCCCGGGCGGACCTTCCGCCTGATCGATGAGCTCCTCGAGGAAGGCTTCTCGAAGGCCGAGCTCGCACGTCGCCTCGGCTATCGCAACCAGGCGCTGCAGTTCTCGCGGCGGCGCATGACCGCACGCAACGTCGCGCGCATCGAGCGTCTCTACCGGAGCCTCACGACATGACGACGGATGCCGCTTGTCCGCGCTGCGGCAACGCGAAGCACCGCGGCCGATGCAAGGGGGGGGGTCGCGTGAAGGTCGGTGAGGCGCCTGCAGTTCCTGAACCGGTCCGCATGAACGGCTCGTTCGAGATCGCCGCCGGCTTCGGCATCCGCGCCTCGATCGAATCCGGGACCCTGCAGCTCGAGCAGGACCGCCAGGACGGCGAGACGATCTACACGCACACGATCTCGCTCGCGCCGCACGAGGTGCGTGAGCTGATCGACTTCATCGCGAGGAGATATGACCATGCTGATCTCAATCCTGATCGCGCTGATCATCGTCGGTCTGGTGCTCTATGCCGTGAATCACTGGCTGCCGATCGACGGCAAGATCAAACAGATCATTAACGTCGTCGTCATCGTGCTCGTGATCGTCTGGCTGCTGCGCACGCTGGCACCGAGTCTGGGGATTCCTTAACCGTGTTCCTAAGCGCATCTGAACTCGTCGACCTGACCGGCCTGAAACGCAAAAAAGCGCAGGCCGCCTGGCTGCGCGAGCAGGGATACCTCGTCGAGCTCGACGCCCGCGGCCGGCCGAAAGTGCTGCGGGCCGTGGTCGAGGCTAGACTCGGCGCGGTGGTCACGCAGCAGAAGCAGCAGCCGAATTTCGGGGCGTTGCGATGAGCGACATCGTTGAACGGCTGCGTGATCTGCACAAACAGGCTACAAGCGAACGCAGCCATTACTACGTCGGCAGATGCGCCACTGATGCCGCCGATGAGATCGAGCGGCTGCGCGCGTCGGTCGCCGACAAGGTCGTGCGTTGTGACTTTTGCGACGGTAGCGGCTACACGATGGGGCATCCGGCAGGTACGCAGATTCCGTGCCCCAAGTGTGCCGCTGACCGCGCCCTGCTCGCCGAGGTGAAGCCCGTGAGCGCCTTGCTTATTCCTCCAACTGAAATAGAAATTACTTCTGCGTTGAGCGTACTCGCCGATCCAAAAGCTAGAGACATCATTCGACGGCTGGCATTTCAACGTGACAGGCTGCTCGACTGGCAGCGGCGGGCGAAGGAAGACCTCGCGTGGCTTATGGAGGCCGATCAACGAGACGACACTGCACGCTTGCCGAGTAGTTTTATCAATTCGATACGCGCACTGCTCTCTGCGGCTCGCGAGAATGGGCCGGCATAAGAAACGCCACAAGCACCTGCCGCCGCGCATGCGGTTCGCGCACGGGGCGTATTACCACGCCGACGCTCGTGGCGGGCGTAAGCCGTGGGTACTGCTCGGGAAGACGTATGCCGATGCCATCGTGCGCTACGGGCAGCTCGAGGCTGTCGCCGCGAACCGGCGCGACTTCGATGCGCTGGCGTCGAAGTACGTCGCTGAGGAACTGCCGTCCCGCTCGGCCACCACGCAGACCGTCTACCGCTCGATGCTCGCGAAACTGCGGGCCGTGTTCGGCGCGGTGCTGCCGGCCGACATCGAGCAGTTGCATGCGTACCGCTACATGGACGAGCGCGGGCTCGCGGTTGCGCGGCAGGAAATCTCGCTGCTTTCCGCGATCCTCACCTTCGGCGTGCGCAAGGGCTGGCTCAAGTCGAACCCGCTGCACGGGATCAAGCTCGGCACGCAGAAGCGCCGCAAGCGATACGTCACGGACGCGGAGCTGGCCGCCGTGCTGGCCGCCTGCGAGCTCGAGGCCGCGCAAGCGGTCAAGTTCCTGCACTACACGGCACTCCGCACCATCGACGCCCGGCGCGTGCGCTGGCGCGACTGGCAGGCCGACGGGCTGCATGTGCGCGTCAGCAAGGTCGGCGCGGATCTCGTCTTCGAGCGCACGCCCGGCCTCGAGGCGCTGATGGCAGAGCTTAAAGCGAGGCGCGTGACGAGCCTGTACGTGCTCTCTGACCGCCAGGGCCGCCCGTGGACGTACCGCCGGCTGTACGCCGCGTGGCAGCGCGTGGCGCCCGAGGATGCGAACCTGCACGACTTGCGGCGCAAGCGATTGACCGACCTCGCGCGCGAGCGCGGCATCGACTACGCGCAGCAGATCGCGGCGCACAGTGATCCGCGGATGACGCAGAGCTACGTGAGCGGGGAGCGAAGGGTGGCAATTTGAAGATAAGGAACAGTCGCGTAACAGCGGCAGGCGAAAGGCCGCAGGATCAACGGGTTAGGTGACGCCGAATTAACGGGCCCCAATAATGCAAAAAGACCGCTCAAAGCCTGCGATTGACGGGAGTTCGGCGCTTTTGGCGTTACCTTCGATTACGGAACATCGCCCACGCAACCCGTTGTTTCCGAGACTTCGCTCTGGGTGATAAGGAACAGGCGTTTGCACGCTTCCACTCCCGCTGCCTGGTGATGGAGCGACTCACGGTCCTTCCGCGCACTCTGACGGTAGCGACGGCGGCGGCAGAGTCGCTTCCGCGCTCTGCTCGAGCCGCGCGCAAAGGCCCAGACAGACCATCGTCAGGGTGCCGACCCGGACCGGCGTGCAACCGGTCAGGAGCGCGAGCACGATCGCGACGACGTCGATTTTGGTCACCATGAGGAGCACGCTCTCCCTTGGGGTTTTACGCAACCCGGCGGACGGACATCCGGCTGCCGGCTTTAAACGTGATCGACGTTACGCTGGAGGCAACTTGCTTCACCTGCACGCTCAGCGTGCCGGACGTACTGACGACAATCGTCGCGGTTATGAGTGTCATGAATTCGGCCGTTGCCGTATGCGTCCACTCGTAGGGATGCGTGGCGCTTGCAATCATCACGGCCGTGTTTGTGGCCGTATTGTTGAGGTTGCTCTGCGAGACATACCGCGTCACTGTGCCCGTAAAGTAAAGCCGGTGCGCCATGTCCGGTATCGTGTTGCAGGCACTGTAGGCGTAGACGTCTACGGCATACGTCCCGGCGGTGAGCGACACCAGGAGATCCGTGTCCTGATAAGTCGCGTTCGACGCAATGACGAGATCCGCGGCTTGCGCGACCTCAAATGCGCTGATCGCGAGGCTCGCCGTCGTCCATTCCGGGGCCGCCGCTCCGCGGGCAACCAGGATCTGCCCGGTGCTTCCCGCCGCGAGCCGCGACCAAGCGCTCGCGCCGCGGTAGAGAATGTCGCCCTGCGCCGCGCTGCCGATGAAATCCAGT